CAAAGAACGGCAGAAATATTAAAAGATGGCGACTAGAGAACTCTAACGAAGAAGCAATCATATACAAGGCAGGTTGGCTAGGTCACCCTAGTACACAATGGGTTTTAAAATCTGCTTACAATTACATATGGCTATACAAACACTTTCTTGCCTTGAATGAAGAATACAAATTAAGATGGCAAAAAGATAAAGACCACGTATCAATAACTAAACTTTCTGAATTACTAAAAACACCACCAGTAAATGCTAGAGTTGATGTAATAGGTACAGACGCTACACCAGCAATGCCAGATCATTGTAAGATACCAGGTGATGTTGTAGGGTCTTATAGAAAATACTATATACTAGAGAAAAGAAGATTTGCTAAATGGGAAAAACCAAATGCAGTAATGCCTGACTGGTACAAAGAAGGGATATATAATGGCACAAATGGATGATATGGAACAATTGAGTTACGAAGAAAGTAAAAGACAAACTAAAGAGAGAAAAGACAAAGGTAAGAATATGATTAGACCATTTACTTTTGATGAAGAAAAAATATTAAGGGACGGTCTATTTCATAATAATGTTGAGGATTAATAATGGCAAATAAAAGAGAAAAAATTTACGAAAGAAATCCTAATACAGGAGTTATTCGTTGGAGATATACAGATGAGTCACCTGATAAATTCGGTTGGCCTAATTATGGTAGAATATTAAAGGAGAAAAAAAATGCGAAGCGAAATAATAGAAGCAATTAAGAAACACGCTGAAGGTCATATAGCAAAACATAAAGCAAATGTAGAAGTGTTATTACAGAAAACTGCTGGTATAGCAGAGCATCCTGATACACTAGAAACAATTGAAAAAGAATTAGGTATAATTGCTGAGTATGATGACCAATTAGAGATATTGAATAAATATTTTTCTTAATGCCAACATATACATTTTTCAACAAAAAAACTCGTAAAGAGTTTACTGAAATGATGAGTATATCTGAAATGGAAGAATACTTGGATAAGAATCATCATATTTCACAAGTTATTGTTCCAATAAATATAGTTGCAGGAGTTTCAGGACTTACGCACAAAAATGACCAAGGTTGGAAAGAAAATATGTCTAGGATTGCTGAGGCACATCCTACAAGTCCACTTGCCGATAGATACGGTAAGAAATCAATCAAACAAATTAGAACTCAACAAGCATTAAAGAAGAATAAACAAAGAATAGCAGCGAGGAAAAAGAAATGACAAAAGACATACCAGACTATATGCGTGGTTTAGATACTATGGATGATTGGGGTATGACGCCTGTATCATCTACACCTGATAAGACACCTAGTGTTGATCCTAAATTAGTAGAAAATTCTAATTTAGAAATTTCAAAAGTAAAAGGTGATGTATCAGATATTAAATCAATGATGAATGAGATAATGCAGATAGTAAATGAGAAAGAAACTATAACAAAAGAAATATCAGACGAAGATACACTAAAGAGATTTAAAGATATTGAGAAAATTGTATTGCCGTTTTTATACAATCTTTCTAAATCAGACGAACCTTATATACATTGGCCAAATAGAGGTCCGATTATTAAGGCACAAATAGAGAAAATACTAAAACTTACAAGGGGATAATATGACAGCGAAAGCTAAACATAAAGAACTAAAAAGAGCCGTTAATGAAATAGAAGAAAAAAGAAAAAATGATAGATCAACTGGCACTTGGTACGATTTAAGAACTCTAAAGAAATTGAAATTAAAAGCAAAGGAAAAAATAAATGAAACTAAGCAACAACTTTTCGCTTAAGGAAATGACTGCCTCTCAAACGGCAGACAGACACGGTATTAGTAATAATCCAAGCGAAGATCATATGGATAATTTAAAAAAACTATGTGAGAATATACTACAACCGATAAGAGATCATTATGGCAAGGTAGTATCAGTATCTAGTGGATACCGTTCACCAGAGTTATGCGTAAAGATTGGGTCAAGTTTAAAATCACAGCACGCCAAGGGCCAGGCGGCGGACTTTGAAATATTTGGTTTGGCAAATGCTGAACTAGCAAAATATATCATAGAAAAATTAAATTTTGACCAGTTGATATTAGAATTCCATAATCCAGAGGAACCTAATAGTGGGTGGATTCATTGTTCGTATAAGAATGATGAAGAAAATAGAAAACAAGTATTAAGAGCATACAGGAATGATGATGGTAAGACGGTATATGAACCGTATGACCCTAGTTGAGCCGTTGAAACTCTTAATAATGAACAAGTAAAAGAACGCAATAAACTTGTGTCTAAAATGATGGATTACAGGTCCATTTGACGCTTGACTTATTGACAATATAATGTTATATTAGTATATTATGAGTAAATTTAAATTTGAAGAAATAAACAAAGACCTTTTACCTAAAACTAAAGGTAGAAGAATAGACGGACATAGATTTTACGAAGTAGATGGCAAGAACTATCCTTCCGTAACTACCGTTTTAAATATTAGAAAAAAAGAGGGTTTGACCCAATGGCGTAAGAACGTAGGTGAAGGCGCTGCTAATTGGGAGATGGCTCGTGCTGCTCGTAGAGGTACGGCAACACATAATCTAATTGAACAATACTTAAAAGGCGAAACTCCTAGTGAGAGAAGTGTATTGCCAATAGGATTATTTAAATTATTAAAACCCTATGTAGATCAAATAAACAATATTCATTTGTTAGAGGCGATTATGTACTCAAACAAACTGACTATTGCAGGTCAAGTTGATTGTGTTGCAGAATATAATGGCAAACTTTCAGTAATAGATTTCAAAACAGCGAACAAAGAACGACAAGAGTCTTGGATTGATAACTACTTTTTACAATGTACAGCCTATGCTCATATGTATGAGGAGATATTCGGTAAACCCATAGAACAAATCGTTATATTACTTGCAGGTGAAGATGGTTCAGTTGCTTGTTATAAGAAAAATCCTAAAGATTACACAGAGTCGCTGGGTAAAGCTATACAAGACTTTTATAAATATTATGAGGAATTAAACAAAGTCAAAGGTACGAAATAGATTAATTAATTGATTTACATATTACTGGCGACAAGACGCTAAAGGAAATATGAAAAAACTATTATTAATTTTAACTATACTGTTTGCTACATCTGTTTATGCAGAACACGAAGAAAGTTTATTAGATAATACTTTGTATATGCAACAGTTACCTGCTCTATGTGGTGCGCCTAATAAGATTAACAACTACATAGATCATTTTGGTTTTGAAGCACAATCTTTATCATTGGGTAGAACTCGTATGATGAAAGACGGAGAACCTGTTTATATGATGACCTATATGGTAAACAAAGATAGAACAGAATCAATAAGTGTTTTAACAATACCTAATGGTACTGAATCTTGTATCTTATATCATACATTTGACTTGATAGAAGATTTAGAAAACTATAAAAAAAAAGAGAATTAGACGGCGAAGGTAATATAATAACTAGTGAGGACCTGGGGGCAGTACCCAGCACCTCCACCAATTTAAAACACATAGATGTGTGCTTTGAGGGGGTGAGTTAGATTCGACTGCTACTAAAGGTTACTGGAGTTTAATCGCTGACACCGTAATGTCAATTTATAAATGCTAACGAAAGTTATGCTTTAGCAGCGTAAAGTTGCTTAGGGTCTGCCTGTACCTCGTAACAGAAACAGGCGTAAATAATAATGAGGAGTATATAATGAACCAGTGGAAATTAATAAATCACACTTTCAAATTTAGAGAAGGCGACACCGATGAAAAAGGTGGTTGTACTTTTATTGGTGGCTCTTGGAAAGACGTATCAACAGATGATCTATTTAAAGATAGAAAAGTTGTAATGTTTAGTCTACCAGGTGCATTTACACCTACTTGTTCAGGACAACAACTACCTATGTATGATGAGTTATATTCAAAATTTAAGGCACAAGGTTATGATGATGTATATTGTATATCAGTTAATGACGCATTTGTAATGAATGCTTGGGCAAGAGATTTAAATATTAAGAATGTAAAAATGATACCTGATGGTTGTGGTACTTTTACCAGATCAATGGGTATGTTAGTTAACAAACCAGCACAAGGTTTTGGTATGAGAAGTTGGAGATATGCTGCTGTAATTAAGAACGGTTTAGTAGAAAATTGGTTTGAAGAACCAGGTCTTAATAATAGTAGTGATGATGATGATCCATATACCGTATCTGATCCTGAATATGTATTACAGAATACCTAACGCAATGGTTAGGTGGGCCCCTATTGTGGTTACGCTAGCGTGTAACCACACTAGACTTTTTTTGAGAAATATGTTATAGTGTAACTATGAATAGTAAAGAATTTAGTTTAAAAATAGAGTCAATAGTAAAAGAAAAGAGAACATCTTATATGGATGCTATTATAGATTATTGTAAAGAGATTGATGTTGATGTAGGAACAATTAATTCTATGGTCAATAAATCATTAAAAGAAAAAGTTAAAAACGAGGCAGTCAACCTTAAAATGTTAAAAGAAAAGAAAGGTGGCACGTTACCTGTATGAACGGACTGGAAATGTTATATCATATCTTATTTGTAGAATGGGATAAAGGTCTATGGGGTATAATAGGATTAGGTGTTATAGTAGCAGTATTAAGTTATTGGTACGATATAGGTTGTGAACAAAATAACGAGTAAAGAATATGTATGGAGGGTTTGATGTTTTTAGAGTCTATATGGCAGTTAAATTACATTTTACTACCAACTATAATTATTTTGACTATGATGGTAAAGTAAATATAAAATTAGACACATTTACAAAGAGAAATGACAGATATTTTTTTCATAAACTTTCTACTAAATACAAACAAGATGAAATACTTGATTTCTTTGTTGCAAATTTTATTGACAAAGACAAGAACTGGATTGGTAACTTACTAGAGAATGATGGACGAGAGATATACCTTAATTATAAAAAAGTCAAAGACAATTTTAAGTTTCATTTTAGAAACGACTTTGTTAATATTCTTAATGATTTTAACAGTAGGAGGATTTCTTTTGATGATGGTTTTGTTTGCAATAGCGGACAACATCCACGACTTCTACGCTTACTTATTCAAAGGAGAGCGTCTTTCCAAACCTTCGTTGTGCTTGACCAAGTCTTATCGTTTATCAAAAATTGGAATGTGGAAATTAAAGAGAGGGTTGTGTGGCCTAAAATCGCACATAAGGTTGCCAAGTTGAAACCTTTTATAAATTATAATATAACTGAATGTAAATTAATAATGAAAGAGGTAATTAAAAATGGATAAACCTAAATTAGAATTTATCTGTACATCGCCAGGTGTAGAAGAAGTAATGCCAATCATTAGAGCGTCTGAATATAGACACTCTTGGATTAAAAAAGCAGTTGCAGATATGAAGTCTGGTGGTTCTATAACAGCAGAGCATAGACGTGATTATGAAATGCCAGAAGCACCACAAATGAATAAATCAAAACCTGATGATGAAAGACATACAGCAAAATGTCCAGCACTACAAATGGTACAGAATACAGGTTGGATAATGAGATTACACCAAGACATTAGAATTAGAACAATAGGTAATGGTGAAGATATTACTTTTACAATACCTTTTCAGTCGCAACAAGAACCAATTGTATCTAAACATATGACACACTCATTTTATCCTTTCTTTGAAAACTGGCCAAAGAATA